CCAATCACCTAGATTCTTGAATGCTTTTGTACTTGATCTTGTAGGTGAGCATTATCATTTGCATCGTCCTTATGGTGCGAAATTGGCTTCTGTTTACTACTGGCGAAGCTGCCGTAAACAACCGCAATCTACAGCAAGCCGTGAACTTGCTGAAAATGAGTTTTTATTTAAATATCCTAAGTCTTTATTTACTCATTATAAGTCTGCAACTTCTCATAGCGTAAAATTCAAGATACCTAAAAAGTTCTTTATTATTGGTGCTGTTGCAATCTGCTTGGGTATCTTTGTTTGGAATATGATTTTTAGTGATAAGACGCAAAAATTTATTAATCCTGAATCAGCTAAGGAAGAACCAAATCAAGAAAAAAATCAGCAAGGGGATAAGCAAGAAACAGCTTCTATAGCTCCAGATCAACTAGATCAGGAATGTCGGAAGGGCATAAATGTTGAAAAGCCTGAATGTGTCCAATGGTTTGATTCAAAATCAAAGCAGAATAATTCCGAATCTAATGTTCAGCGTGTTTCATATAATCCTGATACGCCTTTTGATCAGCAAGAAATACAGGATTCTATTCAATATGATGTGACGGCTATGCCTGTTTTCTCAGGATGTACTAAGTTCAACGGTAAATATTATGCTTACACTCAACAAGGTACTAAGCTTAATGTCTCCAGTGAAGACTGTAGAAAATTAATTGAAAATGGTGATCGTCCTTTCAACTATTTCGCTAAACAACAGCAGCAGCAACAATTTAATTCAGCTCAGGTTCAGCAAAATAATCAAATTGTTCCAGTTCAGGGGGCTATATAATGCAAGAATTTATTGTTTCTAAGGAAGTAATTCTAGAATTAAATAGAGGTTTATTTTTTGTTGGTGGAATGGGCTTTATTGTTGGTTTGTTTTTCGGTATTTTGATTGGATGGATTTTGTATTCATGCTTAGAACAATACTATAAGGAAAATTAATGCGTTTAATTGCTTGTTTTGGTGCGGGTATCGTTGTCATAGCTTTACTGATTTACATAGATTTTAAGTTGTTTTTTCCTTCCTGATTACAAGCTCCCATATGCTTTATATCGGTAGGTTTTAGAAAATGGGTTGGGGTTCCCATTTTCGTCGAATGATAATAGCCACTGGAGAAAACAATGAGTATTTCTAAAAGATCACAAGAATTATTTTTGCAATCAGATTCTTATGAGTTGGTAAGAATTTTAGACCGTGAATCATCAGCAATTCATCACAACATAACTCAAGCTTATATTGATTCTCATGAATTATATGTTTGTAAGTTTTTGGTTGGTCAGACTTGGTTTTATGTCATGGAAACACACGATTATTATCGATATGTATTTGATGGCCGTGATGCAGCACTTCAATTTATTACTAATATTAATCCTAATTTTAAAAAGACTGATTTCGTATAGTGTATCTGTGCCTATGTAATCTGTTTACAGGTTTACTTTTCTATGTATAATAAAAAAGCCTAAAGAATTGGCGTTCTTTAGGCTTCGGTGTCTAAACGTATTTTAAATCGGTGTCTACGATGAATCAAGTTGTTTCTGCTTTGGATCTTAGTAATCCTGTTGATGTTTCGTTTTTAAAAAATCTTTCTGCTGCTTCTTCGCGCGTTTCTGCTAAAAATATAAAATCTGAATTACGTGACACTGGGCTTGTCTCTATATTAACAAGTGACACGCCTTATCAAATTGAGTTGCCTTCTCAAGATTATTTGCGTTTAAAGCGTCTTCAAAAATCTGTTCGTGTTACTGCTGAAGTTGTTGAAGAAAAAATTAAGGCTTTCAATCAAAGAATGAAGCCTGCAATGGTTACTTTGACTTATCGTCCTGATGTTGATTGGTCTCCTAAGCATGTTACTGAGTATGTTAAGTGTGTTAAACAATGGGCTAAAAGAAAGGGTCTTTCTGTTCATTATATTTGGGTTATGGAATTAACTAAAAAGGGTGTTCCCCATTATCATGTCATGTGGTGGATTCCTAAAGGTCACACTATGCCCAAGGCTGACAAACAAGGATGGTGGAAACATGGCATGACTAACAGCGTTTGGGCGCGTAAACCTGTTGGTTATCTTTGCAAATATACATCTAAGGGTATTGATCCCCAGTCTTACGGTAAAATTCCTAAAAATGCGCGGTTGCATGGTTCTGGTGGTCTAACTGTTCCTATGCGTATTTCTAAAATATGGCTTTGTGCGCCTTCCTGGGTTCGTGAATTATTTGATATTAATAACGGTGTTAAAAAGTTTGGTTGTTATTGGGTGGATCGTGTCACCTTAAAGGGTTTTTCATCCCCTTGGCATTTTGATCATAATTCTCGTGTTTTGAAGTGGAAAGGCTTTGGATCTGTTGTTGATATAACTGAATTAGATAAATATAAGCAAATGTACCCCAATAAGATGCCTGTTTCAGTATCTATGTTTTATCACTATGATCTTGATCAATTTTCTTTTGCATCTGATCTTTATTCTTTTGATTCTAAAAATATTCCTGCTTTTGATATGCAGAATTATTTATCTTACTCTCGCCCTACTGGATGTGATGATGATTTTGCTATTTTTGATTATTTCATAGACGTTTGTGAAGAATTACATTTCTAGTTCTCCGTATTTATTAACAAAGATGCTTTTTATACCTATGTCTAAAATTTTGTGAGCGATTTCACTATCTTTGAGGGGTTCTTTATTCATAGATATTAATAATTTATTAATTTCTATGCACTTTTTTCGAAGATTTTCGCTCTGTACTTCTTTGATTCGTAACATTTTGATCATTTTTAATACCATTTTGTTTACTCCTGTGCCAAATATACTTGTTTACAACATATTTTTTTTATGTTTACATATTTCAAAGTAAACATAAATGGTAATTTAGCATGGATATCTTCAAAGCTGTTTTAATTGATGTAAAGACGGGTGATTTTAATAATTTAGTATTTGAATCAACTAAGTATGATATGGGGCTTGGTAAAGATGTTCCCTGTTCTGTCCAAATCATGGTTTCGAAAGAACATGAGTTTATGATTCCTGAATATAAAAAATATATTGGTAATGAGTTTACAATACCTGTACGTTTACTTGTTACAAAGAAACAGTCTATTATGCGGATTACTGGCTCTGACGGTCTTCCGCTTGTTGCTTAGGCTAAAAGGATTTTAAAAAATGGCTTACCAATGTACCCAAATTGATGAAATTACAAATCAGTGTCTCCACTGGGTACAGGTGGGCTTTCTCGGATTGCCCGATATTTCTGTTGAACAAGCGGGGCAACTTTGTGTAGCGATAGGTCTTGTACTTGTTGCTGCATGGGGATTTAAAAAGCTTGCTTCAATTCTCAAGTAAAAAAAGGAGATTCACATGAATCTAAAAACCAATAAAAACCGTTTCCTGCCTGCTGGTATTGGTGCTGGTGCGTTAATGGCTGCCAGTGCTTCAAATGCTGCAATTGAAACAACTGAAATCGTTTCTGAAATTTCGGGTTTGGCTGCTCCAATCGCTGCTATTGGTGCTGCAATTCTCTTGATTTTGGTTGGTATCAAGGGCTGGAAACTTATTCGCCGAGCGATGTAATTCGGCTTGTGAGCGTTTCAAGAAAGGGCGTTCTTCGGATCGTCCTTTTTTAAATTTAAACTTGGGGAAATATAATGTCATGGCTAATAGTAATAATATTTGTACTCGCTTTATTAATTATGTTGCGGTCTTGATATTAGTCTTTTTATCAAGTCAAAGTTTTGCTGCTGGTGGTTCTTTTGGTGGTGGTGGTGCGGGCGGTTCTTGGGCAGAAGATCAATGTTTAGGTGTTGAATATTATACTAGTCCTTATTATGGTGGTCAGTTTAAAACAGTTGCACAAGCTTGTAATTTTAGTATGCAACAACATAAAGCAGCTTCAAATACAGAGTTTGTTCTTACTGAAATTACTGGTACAACTTGCCAATTTAAATATACTGGTAAAGATTCTTATTTGGGAAATTTTTCTCTAGCTACGCAAAAAGTTAAAAATAATAATTATGATGAATCTTGTACAACTTGTCCTTCTGGCTATGAGAAAGATGCTAATGGAAAATGTCAGCCTAAAAAATGTCCTGTTGGTGAAACTCTTGTAAATGGTCAATGTCAAAAGAAACAATGTCCTGCTGGTCAAGCCTTAGATTTAAATGGTAATTGTATGCCGCGTGATGATCAGTGTCCTGCTGGTCAAATCATGGTAAATGGTCGTTGTACTCAAGATCCAAATGCTGGTGATCCTCCTCCTCCTCCTACAGAATGGCCTGCATTTTGTGAATGGGCTTCTGTAATGTGCCAATGGCACAAAGAATGGCAACAGTGGTCAAATGACTATGCAGCCAATGAAGAAAAAGCAAATTTAGATCGCGAAGAATTAAAGCGTTTATCTTTGGATTCTAAGGAACAATTAACAGAAATCAATTCAAAGCAGGAAGCTATTAAGGAAGCTATCCAAAACAATTCATTAACGCTTGAACAGGTAAAACAACAAGATAAACAGTTTTATGATGAATTGCGTCTATGGTTAGACAATTTTGATCCTGAACAAGGCACACCGTCGGAACAATACCCACCAGTAGAATTTCCAGAATTCTGTGATTGGTCTGTCCAAGTCTGTAATTGGTATCTTGACTGGAAGGATTGGCGTACTGATTACAATGCAAATAATGACGTATTAAAACAAAAGTTAGATCAGCATTTAGAACGCTTGCAAGAAATCAAAGAACAAGATGCAGAACATTATGCAGAAACAAAAAGCTTCTTTAATCGTGCTAGGGAATTCTTTGATGAAACTTTAGGTTTCTTTGATGAAATCAGGGCTTTTTTAGATCAGCAGGGTTCGGATCAGGGCAATGATAACAGTGGCGAAATTACACCTGAAGAACAAAACATACAGGTAGATGAAACGCAAAGAATCACTTTTATTAATGGTTGTCCTGCTGGTGAACAGTTTACCGTTTCTTTTATGGGTTCAACTCAAAATCTCGAATTTTCATATCAGCCACTTTGTCAATTCATGAGCATGATTAGGCCTTTTGTTATCGCTATCGCTTATCTCATTGGTGCTTATATCGTTATGGGTCTGTCTAGGGGGTCAAGCGAATGATTTTAAGATTCCTATATTGGATTATTGGATTTGTTCTAGGTTCAGCATTAAAGCGAATTTTGGTAGGTGCTGGCCTTGCGATTGTTTCAAGTCAAATTATTTTAAGCATTATCAATGTTTATATAAATAAAGCACTTTCTGGAATGTCTACTGGTGCATCAAGTGCTATGGCGTTTCTAGGTTTGTCGGGTGCTGATGTCGCTATCTCAATTTTAATCGGTGCTTTAATCGCTCGCGCAACGATGGAAGCTATGAATCTCGGACTGAAAAAAGTAACAGCATAACTTTGGCGTGTGGCGTTCCGTGAACGCACATCACGCCAAAGTTATGAAGGATAATTATTATGATCGTACTCACAACAGGCACACCAGGAAGCGGAAAAACATTATTTGCAGTTCATACAATTGTTGAACGCGAAAAAAGCAATGCCAAGCATTTAAAACTCAATCCACATATCTTTAACCGTAACTTTGAGAAAATAGAAAATAATTGTGATAAGCAGATTTTCATTAACGTTTCTGATTTTGATGGAGATCAGAAAGTTTATGAAGATATGAGAAACGCTTTAGCTGAATATGATCAGACTAATATTACTGTTTCAACCTTGTTTGATTCGTTTCAGTCTTTTAGCGGTTTTTCATTAGAACAGCGATATGAATCATATTTTTACGATACGGTTATTTATAACCTCATCTTAAATTTAATTAATAATCAGCTTGATTTAAAACTTGAGCATATTTTAGATGTACGCCAGCAATATGCAGACATTAACGGTCTTAAAGTTGATCACGTTTTAAAAACGCCTGACGATTGGCGTACTACGCCTGACGGCTCTATTGTTTATTATGATGAAGCACAGCAGCATGAACGCTATAGATCGGGTACTCAGTCAAACAAAGATGAAATTGTCCAAAAATTACAGGTACATCGTCATACAGGGCATGATATTTGGTTTATTACCCAATCACCTAGATTCTTGAATGCTTTTGTACTTGATCTTGTAGGTGAGCATTATCATTTGCATCGTCCTTATGGTGCGAAATTGGCTTCT